AGGCGAACTCGTCCCGATGCCGACGTTAATCCCCGACGCTGTGTAGAGCGTGGTGGAGGTGAGGCGGAAGCCTTCTGTATTATCAACCGCAAAATAAATTGGTTGTGCTGCTCCAGTTGTTAGCGTGAGGCCGCCGGTTCCATTGCCAAAAATATAAGTTCCGTCTTGGCGAAAAACTCCAGAAGTTGTAAACGAAGCGCCAGTATGCGATATGGTTCCAAAATTTGCGCCGCCATTTCCGACGCGAACCCTTGACTGTGCTGCTGTGCCAGAACTGGAATTTACAATTGCAATGTTTGCAACCGTATCTACAGAGGCATTGGCTTCTATCGGGCCAAAAGTTACTGATGCTGTGCCAACACCAAGATTCGTCCCGTTAAACGTTAGCGCCGTCCCACTTGTCGCCACCTTGCTGCCGTCCAAGAACAACACGCCGTTGGCGGTGCCGCCGTTGAGCGTAAGGTTACCCGACAGCGTGGCCGTGCCTGCGTTGACCGAGGCAATGGACGCGCCCGTAACCGTCAGCCCCGTAATGACCGCCGTGCCGACGTTAGCCGACGCTACACTGGCTCCGGTCGCGGTAAGGGCTGTCACCGTGCCTGTGGTGATTAGCGCCACACCGACGTTAGCGGAGGCTATAGACGCGCTCGTAGCCGTCAGGTTGTTGATAACCGCCACGCCCGCGTTGATGGAGGCGATGGAAGCAGCCGTAAACTGAAGGTTGCCAATGTTAGCCGAGGCGATAGATGCGCCAGAGGCGTTCAGCGTCGTAACCGTAGCAGTCGTCAGCAGGGCTACCCCTGCGTTCATGCTGGCAACCGAGGCTGAGGTGGCCGTAAGGTTGGTAACCGATCCGGTCGTGATAGCCGCAACTGCCGCGTTCATGGAGGCGGCGGAAACGGTTGTGACGTTGACCTTGCCGGTGGCATCGTCAATAACCATCGACGCCGTGCCGTCCTTTGCCTTGATGTTCGTGACTTCAAGGTTGGTCAGGTCAAGAGTCGTCGTGTTGACGGTGGTAATGGTCGCCGTCGTAAAGACCGCCGAGGCAGCAGAGACGGTCGTAAAGTTACCCACAGCCGGGGACGATCCACCGATAGTGGTGGCGTCAATCGTGCCGCCGTTGATGTCAGCCGTCGTGGCAACAAGGCTGTTAAGCGTCACAACGCCCGTAGCGTCGGCAACGGAACCTGCGGCAGTCCCGTCCTTGGCCTTGAGGTTGGTCACTTCAAGGTTGGTGCTGTCCACCGTCGTGGCGTTGACCGTCGTGATGTTGCCGGTCGTAGCGCCAACGGTCGTAAACGTACCCGCAGCCGCCGTGCCGCCGCCGATGGTCGTGCCGTCGATGGTTCCGCCGTTGATGTCGGCAGTCGTAATGGTGCCAATGTCAGCCCACGTTCCAATGACCGATACGTTGTTGGTCAGCGTCCAGCCGCTTGCTTGAAAGTTGACCGTATCCGCAGCCGCATTGCCGACCTGAAGGTTGCCGTTAAGGGTCGTTGCCTCGGCCACCGTCAGCGTGCCGGAGACGTTCAGGTTGGTAAAACTGTTGACCGCGCTAATCAACTGGAAGCGCGTGCCGTCGTAAACCACGGCAACCATTTCGCCCGATACGATGTCACCGGCCACAAGGGCGGTCGTACCGTCGCGTGTAACGGCTTTAGCGCCGAGGGTGTCGATGTTGAGGGTAACAGCGCCCGTGTTCGTGGCAGGGGCGACAAAGTAGTACACAGCGCCCGTGACGTAGGCAACCAGTGCAGGCGTCAGCGTACCCGTCAGCGTGTCGGTTCCGGTGACCGTGACAAGGGCAGCGCCGTTGCTTTGAATCTGCGCGACCGTAGCCGCGTCTGTGGCAGCCGTGCCGGTAGCAAGGTTCGTGATTTTGAACCCGCCCATTGGAATGTTGGCGGTCGGCGTGGTCTGCCCGTCCTTGGTGATACAGGTAGACAACCCGTTAGCAAGGTCAGACGTCAACGCATTGAACGTCGTGGCCGAAATGACGGTGTTAGCGACGACGGGTTGACCCGCCGAGTTGATGACGAACGTACCGGAACCGTTAAAAGACATCTGTGCTTACTCCTATTCTTGACCAGCGCCGTATGCGCCTGCTGCTGCGCCTGCCGCGCCACCAACAACTTTTGGCGGCAATGTAAATTGCTCGCCTAACAGTTGACGTTGCAATGCGTTGCTTAATGCTAAACGGCGCGTCCCGTATTTTGCCGGAATAATTCCTAATGCAGCCCATGCGGGAATTTGCGCCATTGGGAAAAAAGTTGCGCCGCCAACAGTCAATCCGAAATCCAACGCATTTGAACCAACGCTGCCGGTTTTTTCAGGCTTAATCATTGCGCGAGGAAACGAACCGCCCATGCGGGCCGCCAATTCCAACTCTGGCGATAGCGGTTTGCCTTTGTTAAGAATCTGCGCCAATTTCATCGCGTCAACACTGCCGCTGCCTTCATCCAGTGCGGCTTGAACGGTATATGACTTGGCAATTTGGCGACGGGCATTGTCAAACCGCTGGGCAAGATCGCCCTGTCCGGCGTTTTTTAATTGCCGGAAAATCATTTCTTCAAGTGCTTCGGCTGCTTCTCGTTGCGCTCGGCCTAATGCTTTTCTTGTCGGCTCGTCTAAAGACGCAAGATTATCAGCAGCCTCATTGCGTAATTGCTTTAGATATTCCATGCCTGAATTCGTGTCAAATTCAGGAACATCAAGCGAATCCACTAAATCCTTAATTTCTTTTGATGCGGCCACATTGGCTTTTGGAAAATCTTCCCTAATTTTCTCAATGTTTGCCCTTATGCCTTGCAAACTTGCTTTGTAATCATCGTCTGTTGCAATTCGGCCAGCCGATTTGACCATCTCATAAACTTGACCCGCTTCATCGCGTACCTGCTCAAGCGTGTCTCGCGTAATTTCGCGGGTTTCTGGCAATCCAAGGGTGCGATTGGCAAGTTTATTAGTGACTTGCTGATTGGTTGCGCGGGCGGTCTGTTCGGTGGCTTGTTTGCCGCCAATGCTTTCTAACGCAATGTTACGAATGTTTGGTTTAATTGTGGCGGGAGGCACAACATAACCTTCTCGTTGACCAACATCAAACGTGCGCTGTTGGCGTGTCAAATCAGGTTGAAAATTTGCAGGCGCAGGCCGAGAAATACTTGGCATGGGGATTTTTGCGCCAGTTATAGCACTTCCAAAAAATTGGTTAACGTTTTCAACGGTTCCTTGAGGTTCCGGCAAGCCAATTTGCGTCATCAAGTTTTGCGTGGCTTGGGTCGGCATTTGTTCGTTTGAACCAGTCAAATAGTTGTACCCGGACATAGCCGCATCAGCGGCCATTCCCGGCAACGCGGTAACGCCTGTAACCGCCGATCTTGCAGCCAACCCTAATTGCCTTGGCAATTGGCTAGGCAACCCCTCGACCTCTGATTTAATGTAACCGCCCGCTTGGCGCAATCGGTCACGAAGCGCCTTTAGCAAATCGTCATTGTCCTCAGCAGAAACGCCGATTGGCTCACTTTGTTCGCGCCAGCCCATTATCGCTTCCTCATTATTCTGCCGTTAGGCGCAATAAATAAGTCGCCGCTTTTTAGTTTTGCAAACATTGGGTCGTTATCGCCTTGCAAACGTGGGATACGAACACTTGCAAACGGATCAGAAACAATGTCTTCTGGATTTAACCCAGCCCGACCCGCTATTGACGTATATCGGTCAATTGTTTGTTGAACGTTTGGTATTTGACTTTCAACCAATCCATAAGCAGATTGCAAAAAGTCTTGCCGTTGTGCTTGCGTCAAACGTTCACCACTTGCAACTTTGTTATAAACGTTGCGAATTGTGGCATCTATACCGCCCGCATTTTGAGCATTAGCAAACTCGCCTTCTCGCACCGTAGATGCAGGGTCAAGTGCGCGCATATATCCAAAAATTAATGACAAATCATTTGCTGCGCTTGGGTTAAGTGCAGCAGATTTAATTTTTTGGAACGCATCCGAAACGCCACGATATTGCGAAGTTTGGTTGGTAAACTCTTTACGCAAACCCTCTGCGCTTTCTTTCGGGCCAGATGTTGCGGGTGCATCTATGGGGGCAAGTCCAATTTCTGCCCCTGTACGAGCATCAACAACAACTTTTCTGCCGTCTCTCATAATAGTTGCTGGCGTTACGGCAGCAGGAGCAGCAGCAGGCGCTTTAACGTCTTTTAGATAACGAACATTGCCCGCTTTGTTGACAACATAAGCGCGGCCTTGATCGTCGTATTGCGGCGTGGTGCCGTATTCCGCTTCTTTTGGCGTTTCTATAGAACGCTGCAACATGGCTGCCAACATCGGGTTGCCTTTCATTGCGCCAACGCCCTGTGGCGTAGCAGCAAGACGCATGGCGTCAGTCGGGTCTTGGCGATATTGCGATTGCACGGCTACTTCAGCCAACCCGCTTTCATCAGGCGTCGTGTCGGCTTGCGACATCGGCGCACCGCCAAACAACCGCCCCATGATCTGCTGTGACGCCTGTTGCTCCATGCCCGCCTTACGGGCTTCGGCTTCGTCTGCTTTTTCGCTTGCCTTCTTTGCGCCGTATGCCTTTAGCAACTTACCAAGCGCAGCAGCCGGGGACGGCATTGCGCGGAACCCTTGATAAGTAAACGGCTCATCCTCCGCCATTGCCTGCTCTTGCAGCAGTTCGGCGTACCGGCGTTGCTGTTCAGCCTTGCGCCGCTCCATTTCGTAGGGCGACGGGGGCGTAAACGCTTGGTAGGTTTTTAACCCGCCTCGTTTGTTTTTAGTTTCCATCAAAGTCCCCTCGGTAGGCTCCTCCCTGCGGCGTCGTCATGCCGGGGGAGGACGGATAACCGCGTGCGCCTGCTCCCATTGGCCGCCTCATGCCACCAATCTGCGGTGCGCCTTGCTGCGGCGGAGCGGCTGCGCTCATTGCGGGGTTGCTGATTGGGCCACGGTACTGCTGCGGGCCAGCCGGGCCGTTAAAGTTCATTGCTTGCGGCGGCATACCGGGAGCCGTGTTAGGCGTTGCGCCTGCATACGCTGACGACGAACGCATTGCTTGTTGCGGAAACGGGCTGTTAAGGCTGCTGTTGCGCTCCTGCATTGCCATAACACGCGCCAACTCTTGTGGGCGACGATCAGGCTGCATCGGCATATTCATTGGGCGGCGTCCGTTCATGTCATGTCCTCACAAAAGTCCGTAGTTGACCATCTTGTAGCCATCAGGCCGCGTCAATACGGCTAGCGGCAACACAGTTTCCACTTCATCAGCCATTACGCCGTGTTGGCGTTTGCCGCCAATGTCGTACTCATACACGCCAATACCCAGCGGGTGCGTTCCGATACGCACGACGTTAGACTTTAAGCGCCGGTCTGAATTAAACAACCCTTGCAAGAAACCGCCGCTGGGCGCGCCAGCGACTGCGCCTGCCAACCCGTACAAACCGGACATATTGCTGGCGGCTTGGTTGGCTTGGATGCCGTAACGCTGCATTGCGGCAGCGTCTCCAGCCTGCATGGCTTGCAGGTACGGGGTCGGGGCGACCGATACGCCGCTGTAACCTTGGAACTGCGGCATTTGCACTTGCGATCCCGACAACAACGCTGAAATCTCGTTGAGCGGCTGATTTCGCATGGCAAGTTGCTGTTGCAACGCTTGTTGTACGGCTTGGTTTGCAAACGTACCCGCGCCAGCGGCTTGGTTGTACATCTGCTGCTGTGCGGCGTTCTGCGCGGCTTGTTGCTGCAACGCGGCTTGCTGGTTTTGCAAGGTTGATGCGTTGTACAGCCCTTGGATGTCCATAGCCTGACCAAACCGCTGTTGCTGCGCTTGGTTTGCAAAGGCTTGCGCGGCCAATGCTTGCTGGTATTGCTGCAACTGGGCTTGGTTGCCAAATTCTGCTTGCGCCCCAGCCTGCTGGAAGCCCTGCGCTTGACGGGCAAGGTTGGCTTGGTACGCCGCCAGTGCCTGCTGCTGGTTCTGTGCAAGGGCGCGGTTCTGCAACTCTTGCGCCGTGACCTGTTGACCAAACTGCTGGCCTTGGCCCGACAACATGGCTTGGTAACGCTGCAAAGCGGCCTGCTGGTTCTGCGCGAGCGCCTGATTGGCAAACTCGGCTTGTCCGATTTGCTGGGCAAACTGCTGCTGTTGGGCTTGGTTTGCGGCCTGCTGCTGTTGTAACGCCGTCTGTTGGTTTTGCGCCAATGCCTGATTCGCCAACTGCGCGGCTTGGGTCTGCTGACCAAAGGTCTGGCCTTGCAATGCTGCGTTGACCTGTGCCTGCTGGGCTGCGGCGGCTTGGTTCTGTGCAACCGCTTGGTTCGCCAGTTCCTGCGCCGACAATTGCTGACCAAACTGCTGTGCGCCCGCTTGGTTCTGCATCTGTGCAGCGGCTTGGGCTTGGGCAAAGTTCTGCGCGACGGCTTGGTTTGACGCCTGCGCTGCCTGTTGACCCATACCAAATTGGGCCAGCAACGCATCGCGGTTGAATTCCCCAGCACCAACCGCCTGACCGTATTGCTGCGCCTGTGCGGCGTTTGCAGCCTGCTGGGCAGCAAGGGCTTGCTGGAAGTTCTGTCCAATGGCCTGGTTCTGCGCTTGCGCGGCTTGCTGACCCGTCTGGAACGTCGCCAGTTGCGCTTCGCGGCCAAACTCGCCTGCGGCTACGCGCTGCAAGAAGTTTTGCTGCTGGGCGGCATTGCCTTGCTGTGCCGCTTGCAACGCTTGCTGGAAGTTTTGCGCTTGGGCTTGGTTTGCAATCTGCTGGGATTGGGCTTGCGTTTCAAATCCGGCTAATGCGCTTTCGCGGCCAAATTGAGCGCCTCCAAGTTGCTGCGCGTAATTTTGCGCGGCGGCTTGGTTAGCCAATTGCTGTGCGGTTTGTCCTTGTGCAAAGTTTTGGGCAGCGGCTTGATTAGCCATTTGTTGCGCTTGCTGCTGCGTGCCAAATCCAGCCAAAGCGGCTTGTTGCCCAAACTCTTGGCCTGCCAATTGTTGTGCAAAGCCTTGCTGTTGTGCTGCATTTTGCGCCTGCTGTGCGGCAAGAGCCTGTTGGAAGTTTTGACCTTGCGCCTCGTTGATCGCCCGCTGGGCCTGCTGACCCATGCCAAAGGACGCCATCTGCGCTTCTTGTCCAAACTGACCGGCTTGCAGACGCTGCTGGAACGCTTGCTGCTGCGCCATGTTCTGCGCGGATTGTGCCGCCAGCGATTGTTGAAAGTTCTGCGCCAATGCTTCGTTGTAAAGGCCCAGACCCTGTGCGCCCAAACCAAACTGTTGTTGTGCGGCTTGGTTGGCAAAGTCGGCCAGCGTTTGTTGCTCGGCCAGCCCTTGTTGCCGCATAGAAGCGTCGAGTGAAATGCCCTGCAACGCGGCTTGAGTACGCAAATCGTTTTCACGCTGCGCTTGCAGTTCCATCTCGGCGTTGTACGCCTCGCCGCCTGGTCGCAAGCCTTGGTTGACAAGGCGCTGCTCTAACTGCGCACGCTCGCGCTGCAACTGCGGGTCAAGGCGCGACATGATGGCGTTTTGCGCACTCATGCCAGCGTTGACCGGCATCGCAGCCAACCCTTGCGTGGCTAACTGACGTTGCAGTTCTGGCGTGGCAAGGTCGCCACGGGCGTACCCAAACCGACCTTCCTGCACGTTGCGCGACACATCGCCTACACCCGACAGGTTAAGGTTTGCGTCAAGCGACGGCGCGGCAGGGCCACCAATGGCTCGGCCAAACTGGTCGCCCGAGGGGGCGTTTGCCAACCCGCCGACGCGACTGGCGTCAAACCCGCCGAGGTTCAGCCCACCGGGGCCAGCGCCTGCAAAACCATACAGCCCAGCGGACGGGCCAGCACCCGCGCCAAACCGCGAGGCGTCAAACCCACCAAAAGACAGCCCTTGCGGCCCCATACCAGCAGCAAATTGACCTGCGCTCGGGCCACCCTGCGCTGCACCAAGTCCAGACAGGTCAAGGCCGCCAAACTGCACACCACCCGGGCCACCCGTTGCGGCGCCAAATTGCCCGCCCGTGGGAGCGCCTTGCACACCGCCGACATTGGCAAGGTTCAATTGCCCGAGGTTGTACGCGCCGGGGCCGCCTTGCGCCATGCCGTACTGACCCGCCTGCGGGCCGTAAGCTACGTTTGTCGGCGTAACGTTTGCACCCGCCTGACCATACGCGGCAAAATTGACCTGTCCGGGGACTCCAGCCCCCGCCTGCACGCCACCCGTCCCTGCTTGACCCATGCCAGCAAGGTTCGGTGCGCCGCTTACAGCGCCCGTGGGGCCGATATTGGAGTACGCCTGCCCTTGGTATAGGTCGTAAGCGTTTGGCAGCGTCAAAGCGTTGACGTTCGACCCTGCCTGCCCTGTTGAGGTAAACGCACTGGGCATCTGATCGGCGGCAAAACTTGTTTGTAAGGTTGTCGGCGTAGGCGCACCCCCAACGGTTCCGCCCGTCCCTGTTGCAACGCCACCTGCTTGACCGTACTGGGCTAAGTTTGGCGTCTGCGCGACTTGGCCGTAGTTTGCCAATGCCGTCTGGATTTGCGGCAGTTGGGCTTGGAAGTCTTGGGCAAGAAACTTGTTAAGGTCGCCAATTTCGCGCAGCCCTAAAAGGCCCATCGCCTGCTCGGCTTGCTGCTGCGTGGCAAAAATGTCTTTGGCCGGGCCGACTAACTCTTGGCGGACGGTCGGCTGTTCAACAAACGACGTATATTGATCTTTAGTCGGTTCGGCAACGTTTTCTACGCCAGCCGCAGACTTGGCCTGAAATTCGGCCATCGCCTTGTCGTATTCCGACTGGTTAAATTGCGGAGTCTTTTGCCACGTAACCGTCTGCTGCGCTGTCGGCGTGTAGACGTTCGGGTTAGACATATAAGCCGACTGTCTAGCGGCTTCGATGTTTTCCTGACCTTGCTGCCGCGCAATCGCGGCGTAATCAGGTGTTGGCGGCGGTGCCGGTGATCTTTTGCCCATACCGAGGCTCCAAATAACGACACCGTTCTGGTGTCTGCGTCATAAAAACAATGTCTCCATCGGCAGCGGCGTTCTTGATCCGCGCTTCCTCTGAAAACCCCATTTTCGTGACCAATTTGAGCGCCCGGGTATGGTTGCTGCTGATTGGCCCTATGATCTTATCAACATTTGCGACGTTATAGGGATAGTCATACACCGCTGCCAAATAAGCCGGGGTAATCTGATCCCAAGTGATATGGCACACGACTGACTTGCCGTTCCACATCTCGTACACCGTACCAGCGACCAGTTCGCCGTCCTTTTCCAGCCCAATGGCGGCTGAACGGTCAGCGTTGTACGCCCCGTCGGTGCGAGACATGACCCAATGGCCCACGTGGGGGCCGCTGACTATATTCCAGCCCATCCGATTTGATACACAACGTCAGTTGATGCCCATTGAATCTGCAAGTTTTCGCTGCTGCTGTTGAACGATATGGCCCCGCAATAGCCAATGCCGGTGACGCCCGACTGGTTATTGGTGATGACCACATCGCTACCCCATAGCGCGACGTCCCACAACCCGACGCCCCATAGACCCGCCACCGTGGGCGAGAATGACACCGCGCCGGTTTGGTCTGCTGTCTGGAAATCGGTGTTGATACCGATAACCACGCTAGGCTGGCCGTTGCTGAAGATGCTTGGGCGTGCGCGGGTGAAGTATTTGATAACGCCGCGTGTCTCAAAGTAGTTGAACGCTTGCAGCGCCTTGGTGCGGACGGGTTCGCCATCGTCGGCATACCCGCCATCGCCTGTCGTCCATGCCTTTGCGACGTAGGTATTGCCGCCAAAGTACGGCTCGTTTTCCACAAGCGCCCAACACGCCGCGTTCCAACCCGTAAAGTTGCACCACGCCTTAGTGATGTTGTTCATCACAAACTGCTGTTGCCCGGTTGATACAGGCACATTGACGATTAGGGCGTTGTTAAGCGGGTTGTAGAGCAACCCCCAGCCAAACGTGTCCTTGTACGTGCGTGCGGCAGCCGCAAATGCGCCTTGTATCTTGTCCGATAGGGCAATGTTAGAGTCAAGCCGCGACGATTGCAGCGCCGAGGCGAACGGTATCAACCCGTCCAGCGTCAAAATCAGCAAGTCACCGCCGTACTTCGCCATGCAGCGACGGGAAATAGGCGCGCCAATGATCCAGACGCCGATCAGCGACCATGTGGACGCGCTCGTTGGATCGGTGCCGCGATATACGGCCACCTCGCCTTGGTCAGAAATGAACACAAGGTTGTCGTCAACGCCGTAGCCCGCGTCAATCGTCCAAGTCGCCATTGCCTGCAACTTGCCGCCCAAGTGCATAACGCTTGACAGGTCTAGCACGTTTGCCGCACCACCAACCGATGCTACCGGCAAATACCATGCTTTTAAGGTGTCCTTTTCAATAAACCACATTCGGTTCTTGAACAAGGTCGGCTGGATTAGGTTAGTCGTCGTGACGCCTGTGATCGCTGGCGTAGACGCACCGTCAATGGGCGTCCATGTTGTCCCGTTGAACAACAGGGGCTTGTCCACACCATTGGCAAGGTACAGGTATTGTCCGCCCCCCGTGGTGACGTTGGTGTACTCCCATTGCGAGTTGGAAAGGCTGGCGACCAGCGCCGACCCTGCCGTACCCGCCGAGGTAACGTCGAAAATCTTGCCGTCGCTGATGGCAAACAGTTCTACGTCCGACCCTGCGTTGTAGGTCATCAGCGTCTGCACTTCGGCAGGCAGTCCGACCGCGTGTTTGACGTATCCACCGCGCAAATTGACGTTGGACACGCTTGGAAACATGTTTTCCAAATACACGGCATCCGTAGGTGCCATGTTTGCCAGCGCATCGCGTGCGTTCCACCCGCCCACCGGGGCAGGCAAGGACGCCACGTTGGCCGTGGTGCGCTGTACTAGCCGTCTGCGAACGGGCGATGCCATTACGTGCTGCTCGTGCCGTAACCGCTGTCAGGGATGTTGTCGTAACCGATCAACACCGTACCCGGACGCGGGGCAAACGACAGGTTGGCCGCTGCCGTATCCTGCGCGATGGCCGTTTCAAGTTCTGCAAGATAATCGCGGTACAAAGCCGTCGTATCAAAGCCCTTGGCCTCAAAATACTTCAGTTTTGTACCCAGAACCATAACGCGGTCGGGGTAAACGCAGGTGTCGTTGTCGGCGGTAAAACTGTTTTTTGGCACGGCAAGGGCGCTTTCGGCCCATGCGGCGCTACGGTACTCAAACCCGAGCAACTCGCCGCCATTCATGCCCGGCCAAATCTGGAAATACTTGCCAAGCAGACGCCAACGGATACGCGGGCCGGTGCTGATATAGCCCGACAGCAGCCATTCCCATTGCTGCGGCGACTCGGGGCCGAGCATTTCCCAACGCTTGCTCTTGTCCCAATGGGTGCGGTTGACCGTGCTGACGTAATCGGCAGGCAGGTCGTACTTCACTTTCTGGAATATGACCTGACCATTGACAACCGAGGACGTCGGGGCGTAGTTGAGCGTGACCGACGTAGCGCCCGTCACAGCCGTGACGTAGGTAGCGTTGGGGATGCCCACGCCCTGCACTTGGTATTGCGTAGACAGCCCTGCGGTCGTCGGAATAGCCGTAATTACCGCAACGTCCTCGGCCCACGTTCCCGTGGTCGTGATGGCTTCGGTGTAAAACGTGTGCTGGCGGGTCAGTTCGCGCCAATCAGCACGACGGAGCAACTCGTAACCGCAGGCGTTCATCAACGCAAGAATCTGGATGATGTCCTGACTCGCGTTTCCCGCTACGGTCTGCGGAGTAGGGATGCCCAGTTCGTTTGTTACTTGCTGGACAAGTTGAACCATCGTGCTGCCCATGCTATGCCTCCGCTAAGGTTTCCTTGGGCGGGCGTCCACGGCGCTTGGCCGGTTCGCTGCCCAACAACTGCGCCATCTGTGCCTGCAATTCGCCCAATTGACGCTTCGTATCTTCCAATTCGGCAGTGGCTTCTACGCGGTTTTTGCGGTTTAAGTACATTTTTGCCCGCTCACGCAGCCCAACGCCGCCCATGCCGATCCGCTGCAACTGCGCGTCCGACGCCAAAGCCAACTGCTCGACCGTCACAAACTTCAGGATTACCAACTCTTGTATCTGGTCGCGGGTAATCTCCTCGGGAGCGTCCTTATGCCATGCCGACAGCGGGGTGCCGATCTCTGCCGCCACGCCGTCGCTTTGCTGCGTCTGAAAGTACAGCCACTGACGCGGAAACCGCGCCTTGTGATCGTCGCGGCTTGGCTGGTCAATGATGTTGGTCTTATCGCCCGGGGCCATGATGCGGCAATAGGTCTTGCCCTTACTTGGCCCATCGTCCTTGACGTAAAACTCAACGTGCAACTGCGCGTCGGCGTTAGAAACATCGCTATCTAATGGCATTGTCCTTGCTCCTGTGGGGATTACAGGTTGTTGACCTGTGTGATGGTACAAATGACCGAGGGGATCGCAGGCCAAACGCTTGTGGCGCTGGCTGCAAGAATTCTAACGCTTGTATCATCCGTCGCCCACATCAATTCAACGTAGTTTGTTGATTCTAGTTGAATAATGAAGTTCCACGCGGCGACGGTACGCGCTGCGGTGCCTTGGATGGCGACCGTGCTGGCGGTGTTGGCGACGTTGGTGCCGTTTTTACGCAACCAAATGTAGATATTGCCTGCGCCGCCAGAGGTTTTGTCTAACTGTGCCGAAAACTGCACGTTGTAAACGCCTTGGTAATCTACAACCAAGCGAGACGACGGCGAGCCAATAGACACACCGTTACTGCTATCGGTGGTGTTAAAAACCATGCCGTAGGCGGTGTTGATAGATGCTGCTGCTTGTAGCGTTGTATCGCTAAACGCACCGTAATGCAGAATCGGCACCGAACGGCCAAAGCCTTGCAGTTCCTCCCACAGCGTATTGCTGACGGCAAAAAACATGGCCGAGCAGTCGGGGTTGATCGTTCCAAATCCTACGTTGTTGATGCTGCTGCTCGTGTTATACGGATACACCGTCAACGGATTGGCGCTTGTGTTCTTGACGATGATGGTTTCGCCCATCTCGGTCGGCGGTAATTTGACGCCTGCGCCAGCGCCTACGGTCGTGACGTTGTTGTATACATACGTCAGCGTGGTTGCATCGCCTGCCGACGTACCCGCTGCCGTTACGCTCGCGTTCCCATCGCCGCAAATTGACACGGTGGACAGTTGCGTAACGCCGCTGTTCAACACGCGGGACGGAATAGCCATTAGGCTGCCTTCCGCTCGTGGCGTACACGCATGATTTCAGCAATCAGCCCCGGCCCTTTAACGTCTACCGTTATATCGCCCATGACCGAAAACAGTTTTTGAAACTCGTTGGCCTGCTGGGCCATCGCCATGTTGCAGTTGAACTTCTTGCCTTCGGGGCCGCCCACCCAGATGTCAACCGAGGGGCCGGTGTATTCGCCCGTAAACCGCTTGAGGCCATCTGCACGGTTGCAACTGTCGTAGCCGTACATCGTGAAATTACGAAACCCCAGCAGGTACCCGATGTTGACGGCACGCAGGCCAGAGGTCGTGCCGCCGCCCACGGCAACCTTGCCCGGGCCAATGGCTTCCATCTCCGGCCCCGGAGCCCACGAGTGCCACAACAGCATTTTCCTACCCTTGAGGTAGTCGAACGTGGAGGGCGGGCAGCGCGAGGCTGGCATATAAATCGTGTGATCGTTTAGCAGTTTGATGCCGCTCGTGCGGTCACGCGGGTCAAGGTTGATCCACAAGTCCGGCTGTACGCCGTTTTCACACAAGAAATCATGCGCCGCCTTGATTGCCACAATGGGCCGTCCAGCCCTCCGGTGCGCTTTGATTTCGTCTATGAAATCGGGCATAGACCACCCGCTCGCCACCAACACCATGTTGCCATCGTGTTTGGTGGGAGCGAGGGTCAGTTCTGGCAGACCACGGGCAAGCGCCGAGCGGATGTTGGAACATAGTTCCTCCTCCGTACCCGCCGCCTGTACCGTGATCTCCAGAGGCTGCATTACGCATTCAACCCCGTCAGGACATGGGGATAACCGGCAATGCAAGTGACAGCGGAGGCCGAGGCCGCCGACGTCGTTGCCACAAGGCCCGCCACCAAGCCCGCAGTCACCGTGGCATCGTCAAGCGATCCCGGGGTTGCGGTCGTGAACAGCGGGACGTTCGGCTGGCAGCCGACCAACACGCTAACACGGGGCTTGCCGCCCAACTGCACCCAGCCGTAGTAAGCCGAGGCAATGGACACCTGTGCGAAACCAACCGCCTTGGAATTGGCAGAGTTGGTCGTGGTCAGCGGAGCCACCTTGTTGTCAACGGAGACGGTCACAGCCGACCACGTTGCACAAGTTGAGGCCGCCTGCACGTACAGGGCCTGTCCGCCGTCGTTCAGGTTGACGACGGTGCCAACGGCGAACGAGGGCGAGGTGTCGGTGTAGTCAAGCGACACACCAATCATATTGCTTACAGAGATAGACATTTGTTTGCCCTCTTAGTCAATCAGCACGCCTTGGAACTGAGCGCCCGAGCAGGTCAAGTTACCCGCCCAGCCGATCAACTTCACAATGGCGTCTTGGTTAACGGCCTGCCGCTCGCCGCCAATCGGCACAAAGTTGCGATCTTTGTGAGGACGGAAGTGCAGGTACTTGGTGTTGAGGAACCACATGTGGTTCGCGTTGCCAGCGCCGCTGTTATACGACGAGGAACCGATACCACCGTCCAGCACGACGTCAGACGCCATACCGGCACCGTAATACTTGAGCGAGGCAAAGCCTGCGCCAGCCATGCCCGAGCCGGACTCGGTGATGCGCTGGATGGCTTGCAGCGACTGCAAGTAATAACGGTAGTAGTTGTTGTCAGCAACGATCAGGTCAGGCTTGTCGGTGCCACGAACGAGTTGGACGGCCAGAGCGTCCATGTAACCCTGAATCGTGGTGGACGACACAACGCCCGAACCGCTGACCGAGGCATCAAACACCTTCGACTGCCAGAACGACCACACGGCGCGGTTGATGCCGCCGTAGGTTCCGGTGGTCGGGTCATCCGGCACAGCCGCAGCAAGGCCCGTGAGGTTCTTGCCCGCGTTGCCGGTGCCATCGCCGTACAGGTCGCCCGAAATGCGGTTAGCAAGTTGGGCTTCCGCGACTTCCATGCGACCGTCAAGAAGGTCGATGATCGCCTCCTTGCCCGAGTTCTGGATCATCTCCAGACCCGAAATGGTCACAGCAGAGGCGTACTGCGTGATGCTGAACTGCGCCGACGAAATCGGGCTGTTCTGGCCGACGTTCAACACTTCGTATCCCGAATAGGAATTCGTGTTGTTGGTGGTCGGGTCGTTGTACATGATTTCTTGCAAAATCACGTTACCGCCCGAGAACGTCTTGACGTTCCCGCGCTCCTTGAGACGACGCAACAAAGCGTTGTTGTTCGTCACGTTGTCAGCGAGTTCACCGCTACGGCTCTGAATCGTGGTAGCAATGATGTCGCTGATACTTGAGTTGGCATATGCCATTTTTATGCTCCTATATCAGTGGTTATAAGCGCGACTCGGATTCGGAAAATGCCTCCTCCAAGAGCGCACGACGGTTTGCTGCCTTGGGAGCCGTGTTTACGCCGGGTGTGGCGCTTCTGACACTCACCGCTGCTGCTCGGGCGGCTTTCGCTGCCCTGTTCTGCTCCTTGGCTTGTCTAGCAGCCACTTCAGCCTGTTGGGCTTTGTTGATCTGCTCAAACAAGTTAGGGTTCAGTCGAATAGCCTTTTCATATGCTTCGTCCAGCGTTTCGGCCATGCCACTCTGTAGGAGTTGGATCATGGTCGGGCGGGCTTCTTCAAAATGATCGGCCTTCATACTAAATTGGTTAATTTCACCCAGCAGTTGCTGGTTTTGCTGCATTTCCTGCTGCTGTTTCCAGCCCATTACTTCGCCGCGCACGTTGTTCAACTCGTTTTGGAGTTGCCAAACGAGCGGGTCAACCTGCGCTTGAGGCTGCTGCTGTGGCGACTGGCCGCCCGTAGGCAATTGGATGCCGTAGGACTGCGCCAGTTGCATAAATAACTGCATCTTTTGCTGCGGCGGGGCGGTACGCAGCGTGTAGTCCGCTTGCATGAGGGCCGACACCGCCTTTTCGGGCGACAATCCCATGCCTTGAATAGTCGGCAGGTACGGCGCGATGGCTTCCTGCATCGTGTCGGCAAACTGTGCCTTGGAAAGCAGCGGTTCTACCCCTGCCCGCATCTGTTCCTCACGCTGCCATGCGTATTCTTGCATCTTCGGGTCGGCTTTCTGCCAAACCTCGTGGTAATCCTTCTTCCACGACGCGGGAGGACGACGCCATACCGGCGGTTCTGCCTCCGTCTCCGGTGGCTCAACTTGAGTCGCCCGTGGCGCAAACCGGCCATGTGCGTCACGACCATCAACCGGCTCGCCCTTTTCGGCTGCCTCTAACCCTTGCTCCAGCATCGCACGACGGTCTGTGAACTCTGCCTGTGGGGCTTCGTCTCGTTCTACTTGCTCGTCCATTAGCCTCTCCTGTGGGGATTGGTGAAATTAGCGTGCTGGCGCAGGTCGCGCAGTATGCGATCCGCTTGCTCATTGGTCAGGCGTGTGTTGACCATGTGCTTGATGCGCTCCAGCCGGGTGTCTACCGGCGTTTCGCGCCTTCCGTGCTTGCTTGGATCTTCGTTGCCAACCTCAATGCAGTTGTTTGCCTTGAGGTGGCGTCGGTGTTCCGAGCGGGAGGTAACCATCTTGCCGTCGATCATGCTTTTGTACGGCACGATGTCAGGCATAACGTAGTGATAACGCCCCTTGGCGTCTTTCTTACGCTCTACAAACTCGCCGTCAACGTATACGTAAGTGCGTTTCATTGCTCAAACGGTGGCGTTGGCATCGTCTTGCCCATCTGGGCAATGACCAGTTTGGTTTGTGCGTCAAGGTCAGCGCGGTAACGGTCAGCAGCCTGCTTTTGTTGCAGTTCGGCAGCCTTGAGGCGTGCCTCAAAGTCCATTTTCTGCTGCTCCATCGCCATCTTGGCTTGGTTTCGCATCTGCTCCATCTGCATCTCATGCTGCATCTTGGCTTGCGTGAGCGCAGATTCCATCTGCATCTTGCTTTGCTCCAACTGGCCCTTTTGCTGCATCTCGGCTTGCTTGCCTTGCTGCTCAGGGTTTTGCTGCTGCATCGCCGCCTGCTGCAATTGCTGCAACGTGGCGTCAATCTGACCCTCAATCGGACGGGCCGCCTTAAACGCCTGCATACCAAAGCGCAGCAGTTCCATCATCATCGGCACCATCTGCGGGCTGGCCTGACCAACCGGCAAGGCTTGGGCGAGGAACCCGCCAAATGCTTGCAAGAACTGCATACGGTCTTGCTTGTTCTGGTTTTCGTCCAGCATCACAAGGCTGTCGGCAGCAATGTCCACGCGGAAGTTTCGCAGCGGCTTGTCCTTCAGCAACTCCAGCGCTTGCGGGATCAACTGCTGATCGGCTGGCGTCATCTGCTGCGCGGCAGCGTAGGCAAGAATGGTCTGGGGCTGGTAATGCATACACATTACCTGCGCCTTCAAGCGAATAAGTTCCGACGCAAAGAGGGCAACGTCCTCCTGCATCGACCGCAGTCTCAATCCGGCGTATTGGCCTTTGATTTGCTGCGCGGTCGCGGTTTCGCTGGCGAACGAGGTGCCACGGATGATGTCCGAGATACCCGTGATTTCGTAGATCTGGGACTTGATGTCTTCCCGGGCGCGGTAGCACTGGATGAGGGCGTTGGCGAGGGTGTCGAGCGGAAGGAGGTCAATGCTGCCTTTAAGGCCGCCCTTTTCGGAAAAAGCCATCCACTTATCAACTGGAATAAGCGCATTGTTGTCGCCCTCGGTCATCAATCGTTGCAGGGCAGGTTGACTGCTGTCGTATACGCCACGCACGCGCAGCGCCTTCACCAATCCGTCAATGCGGTCAGACAGGATGTCCAACTCCATCGCCTGATCTTGGTACAGCAGGAAGTCCGGCACCGGCACAAGCGTGTCGCTGGTCGTCGTCGCGTAAAGCGGTTTCGGGCAGGGGAAAAACCCTTCGATCCCGAGCGGGTCATCGCGGACGTCGATCATCTGCGGCATACCCTTGCAGAACCAGTAGACCTTTTGGGTTTCCTTGTCCCACAGTTCACAAATCTTCGCACGGTTGTACGTGCGCTTGGCCTCGTTATAGGCGTTCAGCGGTTCCGGCCCTTGGTCAAGGGGTATCTTGCGGGCCATTTCGTCGCCAAAGCGTTCTGCGAGCGCCTCACGGGTCATGTACACCCAGCGCCACACGCAGGTGACTTCTTCCCATGTGCGGGCCTGTGAGTGTCCAAAGTCGCGCCAGTGGATGTAATCCACCGGAGCGCACTCGTATTCGATCTGTTCAAGGTTCGGCGGCGCACCCTCACCCTGTTCGATGGCAGAGGTGATGGACACGCCATCGTCCTCAATGCCAATGGGGGCAACGTGCGGCTCGTACCGTACCCATGCCGTACCGCGACCGCCAAGGAACCGATCCTCAACGTCGTACTTCATCGTCGAGCGGAAGTCGGGGTAATGCTCAATCTCAAAGTCGATGGCGCGTTCCAGCAACTGCGAGGCTACGCGGCCCACGGGGTCGTTATCGCCAAAGCGGCGGCTGATGTCGGCCTTTGGGAGTTTGGCGTAAACGGCAGGGGTCAGCGTCTGGACGTTTGACCACAGAATGTTAAAGCGGGCGGCTTCGTTGCCACCCTGCCCACGGCTGTCATCCCGGTACCGCTTAACGATCTTCTTGGTACGCGCCTGCCACTTGGCAAACTCGTTGTCATACTGACCGATAATTCGGAGGTACTTTTCCAGTTCCGGTTGCCGTATGCCGTCCATGATTAGGCCGTGAAGAATCCAACAGCCATGACGGCAAGCCCTGCGCCGGTCGTGATCTTCCACGGGCCGGTAGTCGCAGCGGCGTTGATCTCAAGGCTGTAGACGCCCACCGGGGTGTTGGCAGCCATCGTCAGGACAGTCGTGCTGCCGTCAATGACGCTTAACGTGCTGGTGCCAGTCGTCGTGACCGTCACTACAATGCGATGGAGGTAGTCACCCACGGCACCTGTGCCACCGAGTACCTGTGCGGTCTGCGAGGCGGCCACTGTTTCATATGGGTAACGATTAGGGCTGACAATGCTCATATCCTTGCTCTCCTGCTAACGGTACGGTCGTGAACCGACCACATATCGTTCAACGTGACTGTGTTCTCCGGCCCCACCATCAGCGGCTTGACCTCTGGCGCTGGGGGCTTGTCAGCGACTTCAGAGAATGATACCGCAACCATACGGAAGGCGTCACTAGGGTGCGATGTCCAGTCGTGGCGCGG